CTCTGGAATTCCTCCGTATGAAAATGGGAGTTGATAAACAATGCCAAAGGGCAGATTGCCAAAACCGGCGCATATGAGGCAGAACAGAACAAAAAAAATAGGTGCAACAACATTGCAAAATCCAGATACTTCCGATCAACCGAAGCGACGAAAAACTCCTCCTCTTCAAAATCCAGATCCTGACCATAGAGTTTTTCATGAACTTACCATTGCTTGGTGGAAGAGAGTATGGAAATCACCAATGGTCAGCGAATACCTACCGACAGACATTGACGGATTAGCTCGGCTTGCCATACTGGTTGACGATTATTACAAAAATCCTCACAAAGAAGTGCTTGCAGAAATCCGTCTTCAAGAAGCCCGCTTCGGACTATCACCAATTGACCGCAGTCGATTGCAATGGGAGATTGGCAAAGGAGAAGAGGCAGAGCGAAAAAGGAAACCACAAAGACAACAACAAGTTGAACCTTCACCTGCCGATCCACGTGGAATACTCGGGGTGGTAAAATGAGCATTCTAATGGTTCCTGATGATGGAGACATATATTATCCGACGTTAGGGCCTCTTGTATGTAAATGGATGGAGGACTGCCTTGTATTCGGACCTGGCGATTTACGGGGCATTCCTTTAATGCTGGATGATGAACAGAAAGCATTTATATACCGTTTCTATGAAATTTACCCCAAGGGGCATTTACAGGAAGGGCGGCGCAGATTTAAAAGATGTGCTTTATCTGTAGCAAAAGGATTGCGAAAAACTGAGCTTGCAGCATTTGTAACGGCTGCAGAACTTCACTTTGACGCTCCGGTAAGGTTTGCAGGATGGAACAAGAATGGAACGCCGATAGGTAGGGCGGTAACTGATCCATTTATACCGTTAGTAGCCTACACGGAAGAGCAGTCAGATGAATTATGCTACGGCGCATTAAAGGCTATTTTAGAAGAAAGTCCAATTCGTGATGATTTTGATATTGGCATAGAAAGAATAATGAGAAAGCAGGGCGATGGAAAAGCAGTATCTCTTTCTGCTGCTCCAGGCGCTCGTGACGGTGCAAGAACAACCTTTTGCGTCTTTGACGAAGTTCATTGGTGGACTAATCCACGTCTTATTAAAGCGCATCAAACAATGATGGCTAACCTGCCAAAACGTAAACTTTCCGATGCCTGGGCGCTTGAAGTTACAACGGCTCCCGAACCTGGAACAGGCTCAGTTGCCGAAGCTACAATGGATTATGCTAAGGCTATAAAAGAAGGCAGGGCTAAAGATTCCCGGCTTTTTTTCTTTCACCGGCAAGCCTCTGATGAACATGACTTAGAAACAGAAGAAGGAGCACGGGCAGCAGTTATAGAGGCGTCCGGCCCTGCCGCAGCATGGCGGGATATTGACGCTATTGTGGAATTATGGCGTGATCCCACAACAGATAGAACATACTGGGAACGGGTTTGGTGTAACCGGCTGGTCAGGTCAAGCAATAAAGCATTTAATACTGAGCGATGGAAAGAGTTAGCTATAAATAATTCTCCAGTTAAAAAAGGCGACCTGATAACAATCGGATTTGACGGGGCGCAATTTCACGATTCCACCGGCCTCGTAGCAACTCACGTTAACACAGGTTATCAATGGGTGATGGGCTTATGGGAATGCCCATTCGGCAAAGAAGATTGGCAAGTTCCTGTCAATGAGGTTGATGAGGCAATGGATGCTGCTTTTAAGGAATATACAGTTTGGCGCATGTATGCTGACCCTCCATATTGGCAGTCATGGATTGCAAAATGGGCTGGCAAATATGGAACAGATAAAGTTATTGAGTGGTGGACAAACAGGCGCAGACAGATGTCATATGCCCTGGAAGGCTATAATACAGCCATAATAAGCAAAGACATTTCTCATAATGGGGATAAAGATTTAGCTAGGCATATCGGCAATTCATTTAAGGAGGAATTACAGTTCAAAAATGAAGAAGGAAAAAGGTTGTGGCTGATTAAGAAAGAAAGGCCAGATTCACCGAACAAAATAGACCTTGCAATGGCATCAATATTATCGTGGGAGGCACGAACAGATGCAATTACCGCAGGTGCAAACATAGCTAAAGTCTCAATCTATGAAAGCAGGGGTATATTATTTATCTAATTATCTAAGGTGGTGGATAAATGAGAATTAAAATAAAAAAATATCTTCCCCGCTTCAAAATCGCCTTTAACATAGACGATTTTCTTATTTTTACTGGAACTATACTGGCCGTTTATGGCCTATGGGGCTATGATCCACGGGCCGCTCTAATAATACTCGGTATATGGCTTATCTTCCTTGGCCGGGGAGGTAATGACTAATGGGGATATTATCTAAACGGTTAAAAACAAGGACAAGCCTGGAACAGCCTGATTCTTGGCTAATAAAATGGTTCGGTGGCGGTAAAACAGCATCCGGGGCTACAGTAAATAACTATACAGCACTGAATTATTCAGCATTCTGGTCCTGTATCAGGGTAATTAGCAAGCCTGTGGCAACAATGCCTATACATGTTTATGAAAAATTAGCCGGTGGAGGCAAACAACGGGCAATTAAGCATCCGGCGTACAAAATTGTACATGATAGACCTAATTCGGAGATGGTACCACTCGTTTTCAAGGACACATTAACAGCGCATTTACTTACCTGGGGTAATGCTTATGCGGAAATAGAAGTAAATAACGACGGTTTTCCGATAGCGCTCTGGCCGCTGACGCCTAACAGGGTAACGCCACAAAGAAATATTAATGGCGAAATACAGTATGAAGTAGTATTGCCGACAATTTCAATTAATCAATTAACATCTTATGGCGGTAATTATCCTCCAGGAACAACTGTAAAAATACCAAAAGATCGAATGTTTCACATTCCCGGACCTGGATTCGACGGATTAAAAGGATATTCAGTCCTGACAATGTTTCGTGAGTCAATCGGTTTGGGCATGTCTTTGCAGGAATATGCAGCCCGATTCTTCGGCAACGGCGCAATGCCAGGCGGGGTACTGGAACACCCCACGCAACTAAGTGATCCGGGAAAAAATTACCTACGAGAATCATGGAACGAGATGCATCAAGGACTTGATAAATCACACCGGATAGCAATCCTTGAAGAAGGTATGAAATATAAACAAATAGGAATTTCCCCGGAAGATGCGCAGATGCTGGAAAGCCGTAAATTCAGCCAAGTTGAGATGGCTTCTATATTCCAGATACCGCCCCATAAGATAGGCAACTTGGAAAAGTCATCGTTCAACAACATTGAGCATCAAAGCCAAGAATTTTACACAGATACACTTCTCTATTGGCTTACGCTTTGGGAAGAAACAATTAACTGGAAGCTGATGAATTCCTCAGATAATGAAAAATACTTTGCTGAATTTTTAGCTGCTAATCTTTTGAAAGCAGATACTCCAAGCAGGTATAGCGCATATGCCGTTGCGCGTCAGTGGGGTTGGATGTGTGCAGATGATATAAGGGAACTGGAAAACCAGAACCCATTGCCTGACGGCCAAGGTAAAATATACCTAATACCAATGAATATGATGCCAGCGTCGATGACTGGTCACGATACTACAAAAGTATTCAAAAAAATATTGGAGGTGATGAAAAATGAAACGTGACAGACCACCTGTTCTATACCGTGAAATGGCATTCGACAGGGCAGTAATAGATGAATCATCCCGGACAGCGGTACTGAGTTTTTCAAGCGAGGCTCCGGTTGTAAGACAGTCATGGTTTGCCGGTCAATGGACAGAGATTTTAAGACACGAACAACAGGCAATTGACCTTACCAGACTGCGTGATTTAGGCATTTTACTCTACATGCACAGCGCTTATTCTCCGATTGGCAGCATTACGGAACCGTCGGTTGACGAATCGCAACGTAAATGCAAAGCAAAAGCCCGCTTTGATATTGATCCGCAAAGCGATTCTATTTTCCAGAAGGTCATAAGCGGCACTCTTCGGGCTGTTTCTGTAGGCTATCGGGTACTTGATGACAATTGGGAAGTAGTCAAAGAAGGTAAAATGTCATCTTGTGGTCGTTTTGCCGGTCCTTGTGAAATTGCAAATAAATGGACGCCCTATGAAGTAAGCATTGTTTCGTTGCCGGCCGATCCAACTGTTGGAGTTGGTCGTGGACTCGGTCTTGAATCAGAAATGAACGAGTACATGTTTAGCAAGTTTGCTGATGTTGTTGCTGAGAGGATTATAAAAAATATTCCCTTTCAAATTCCGGCAGAAAAGCCGCCTGACCAGCTTGAGGGCGATGAACAACGTGCCGAACCGCCTCCAAAACTGCAAATATTAAGGCGAAAACTTGAATTAATCACTCGTGCAGACACCCTTTAAGGGTGTTTTTTATATCTAAAAATGCTTAAAATGCTTAAGGAGGAAAAAACGTGAGAAATATTGATGAACTAAAACAAAAAAGGTCTATTCTAGTAGATCAGGCGAGAACATTGCTCGATGTAGCAGAAAAAGAGAAAAGGGACTTATCAGCCGAAGAAAATCAGCAATATGACGCAATGTGGGCCGATATTGAAAAAATGGGCGGAGAAATTAAGAAAATAGAGGATCATCAGGCCAGAAAAGCCAGGCTTATTAGCCTTGACGAAGAAGGAAAAGCATCTCAAGGGCGCATAGTGCCCGGTGCGGATCCCGGAGACAGCAGCAAAAAGACGGAGGAAAAAGTTAATCTAAGGGCCAGCGAAGAATACCATGAAGCATTTCAGCAATGTTTACGTCATGGTGTGAGGTCTTTGTCTCCTGATCAATACCGTGCTTTACAGGCTGACAGCGATGCAGCAGGTGGTTTTGTGGTGGTTTCTCAGCAGTTTGCTACAAGTCTTATCAAGGCTGTTGATGATATGGTATTTATTCGTCAGCGGGCTACAGTAATTCAACTCGATAAAGCTGAAAGTCTAGGTGTTCCATCATTGGATAGCGATCCTGATGATGCCGATTGGACTGCTGAAATCAAAACTGGCTCTGAAGATACAGGGATGGACTTCGGCAAACGTGAACTGCGTCCCCATCCATCAGCTAAGCGGATCAAGATAAGCAATAAACTGATTCGCATTGCATCAGTTGATGTTGGCTCCTTGGTGAATAGCCGGTTAGCGTATAAATTCGGAATTACTCATGAGAAAGGATTCCTGACGGGAACCGGCAGTAATCAGCCTCTTGGTGTATTCACTGCTTCCGATTATGGTATCAGCACAAGCCGGGACGTAAGCACCGGGAATACGTCCACTGAAATAAAAGCAGATGGATTAATAGAAGCAAAATACACCCAGAAAGCCCAATATCGTTCCCGTTCGGAATGGATGTTTCACCGTGACGCCATAAAGAGGATTCGCAAGCTTAAAGACAGCAATGGAGATTATCTCTGGAAAGCCGGCTTAAGCGATAATCCTGATACTATATTGGAGATCCCTTTCCTAGAATCTGAATACGCTCCCAGTACCTTCACAACCGGTCTTTACGTAGGTATTTTGGGAGACTTCTCATTCTATTGGATTGCTGATGCCATGGATATGCAGGTACAGGTACTTGACCAGCTCTACGCAGAAGCTAATCAGGTTGGATTTATCGCTCGCTGGGAGTCAGATGGAATGCCAGTTCTTGAAGAGGCTTTTGTAAGGGTGAAGCTGGCTTAACGACTTTATTATTAACTAAACCAAGGAGGTAAAATAAAAAATGAATCTTTCTAATTATTCAAAGATAACCACTGCCCTTGATTATGCAAGCGGAACAGCTGATAGAACAGGTGCAATCCTTGACATGTCAGGCTTTGAAGGCGTACTGATGATTGTCAAGTTTGCAACTATTGCAGGAAGTGCAGTTACTTCAATTAAGGCCCAGCAGGGAGCAGCTGTTGCAATGGGTGATGCTGCTGACTTGGAAGGAACGGGTATCACCGTAGCGGATGACGATGATGATCAAGTTTTCGTTATCGATCTTTACCGTCCGCAAGAAAGGTATGTCAGGATCTATGTTGATAAAGATGCATCTAATGCAACAGCTGAATCTGCTATTTATGTTCAATATGGAGCGCGTAATTTGCCCGTTGACAACAATGTTGACGATGCCGTAACCTGCGAACTACATGTGTCTCCTGACGAAGGCACTGCCTAAACAAAATAAACATTGGCCGGGTTAAATTCCCGGCCAAAAATCTTTAAAGGAGGGTATAGCATAAAATGGGAATACCTAATGGATATAATACTATTCCGCCATTTATTTATCTGGAACAAATAGCCGGACTGTCAGGAGCAATCGGGACGGTTTATTACGTTGACGGAAACGCGGGCGTAGATACAAATGACGGATTTAGCTGGGAAACAGCATTTAAAACCATTGCAGTTGCTTTGGCCGCTAGTCATGCAGATATAGCCGCTGGTGCTGCCGGTTGGGCAAGCAGAAATATTATTCTTGTTAAAGGTGACGCCCTAACTGAGAATTTAGTATTATTGGCGCAAAAAACTGACGTTATCGGCGTAGGCTCTATGGACTGGAGGTCAAAGGCCCAGCTTTTAGGTAACCACGTCATTCCGAATACTGCAGAAACACACGGCTGTAGATTCTTCAATATGGAATTCAAAAGCCCTATAGCCGGTGGAGATATTTTTACCATAACCGATCAGCATGGAATTGAGTTTATTGGCTGTGACTTTCTTGGTAATTCAACCACTGCAGCAACGGCTGCATGTGTGGCAACGGCCTGTGTTGACCTTAAATTCAAGGGTTGCCGTTTCTTTGGTGCGTTTTCAGATGCTGTTATCGAGATTGGAGCAGGACAGGCAGACGATTTTACGGTTGAAGACTGCTTCATCCAGGGTGCTAATATGGGTATTGATATTTCTGTTTCTGCAACTTATGCGGCCAACAAATGCGGCATAATAAAAAATAACATAATATCTTCTACTCTGGCCTGTATTAATGATGCGCTTGGCACAACTTTTGTTATTAATAATCGATTGAGGACAGCCGCAGCAAAAGGATCTGCTATGGCCGGGTGTATTGTTTGCGGAATTACTTATGCGCAGGATAATAGATGCACAACCAGTGATGCTAATAATGTAATTTATCCAGCAGAAGGCTCTATTTAAATGATGGGGCGGTGAAACACCGTCCCTTTGTAACCTCCAAAAGGAGAGTGATAAAGAGAAATGACAGTACAAAAGAAAGAGAATTTTGAAACATGGTTCGGTACAGCGGCTGAAATGGCTTCATTTACAGGAATGATGCGGGGAGATTCATATATTCAGACAGATGCCGAAACTGAATATATTTACAACGGATCTTCCTGGCAGCCTAAAGATGGTACCGATGCCACAGCAGCTGCCCAGGAAATAGGCGGCAAGGGAATGCGAGGCTGGTTATCCGGCATTTATTACGTGTTAAAAACAGCTGGTATAAAAGTTACTACCTTGCCGTCGCTTGTATTTGCAGCCGGTAACGCATTAATCGGTAAGGTTGGCATAGACCAGGTAACGGCTAACGCAAATGAAGTGGTCACAAAAACCGGATCGGTCACAACCGCCACGCTTAGCGCAGAAACAACAAAAGTAATCGGCACGGTGAACGATAAGGTAGCAGATGGTGATAATATTGCGCTTGGCACAAAAGCAGATGCCGCCGCCACAGTAGCGGACACCACTCCTTTTAGCGTTATCGCATTACTAAAGGGACTATGGAACAAGCTTGCAGGGACTCTTACCGTTCAACTAACGGGCAGTATAACGGGAAAAGAAACATCAGCAAACTTCACTCGTCCAAACGATACAAATGATTATCTTGCCCTGGATGTGGTTGGCTCAAGTCCAGGTGCAAACTTAACATTTTCAAATGTTCTTGCTAATGCTGGCGGCACATTCGCTATTCTTAGCGCAAAACTGAGAATAGATGTATCTGCCGTACCGTCTGGTATGTCAGGATTTAGGCTACATCTTTACAATGCAGCCCCGACAGCAATTGCGGATAACGATCCATACAATTTACCTGCGGCAGACAGAGCGAAATATCTTGGCTATATAACCTTGTCAAATCCAAGTGATCTTGGTGATACACTTTGTGGACAAGATGAAGGAGTTAATTTTGTTAGGAAACTGGCTGAAGGATCTACAACTTTGTATGGTATTTTACAGACAATAGGTGCATATACACCAACTGCCCAAAGCGTAAAAACAATTACACTAGAAACTGTTCCAATGTAGGGGGTGGGGTAATGAATCAGGTATTACAAAAAATGTTACTTCAGCCTCAAGGTATAGTTCGTAATGGTCTTGTTGCGCTGTACGATTTTAACGAATCAGCAAATCTACTGAAGTATTCGGAGGAGTTTGATAATGCGGCTTGGGCTAAGACAAGATGTAGTTATGCGAGCAATAAAATAACTGAAGATAGCTCTGCTAGTAATACTCATGTAATGACTCAGGTTATATCAGCTTTCTCTGGTATAACCTATACATATTCAGTAAATCTAAAAGCCGGAGAAAGGACATGGGTTAGGCTCGCTATTTATGCGTCTGTTTTTGATAAGAGTGCTCATTTTAATTTATCTACAGGTGCCATAGGAACTGTATCTTCTGGTATAACACCGACTATAGTAAGCCTCGGAAGTGGCGTTTATACTTGTTCTATTACCTTTACATCTACTGTTACAGCAAGCTTAACTTTTTACGTGTATTTAGCCGTAGCAGATAATAATGTTAACTATGACGGTAATGGAACATCTGGATTATATATTTATCGTGCATCTGTTCGCCAAGACCCTGCCGCAAGAGAATATATTCGTACAACTGATAAACAGGTATTACTTGATAAGTCTGTACCTGAAGTAAATCTGTTAACACCAAATCAGGCTAATGCATGTGAAAATGGAGCAACTACGGGATTTGTGGGCAATAATGGTGCTACTGTTTCTGTCGAGGCCGCTGAACATTACTTAGGCAATAGTTGTCTAAAAACAATATGTCCAGGTATTCAATCATATGAGGGTTTCTATATAAGCCCTTCAGTTGTTGGTGTTTTAGGGAAAACATATACTGCTAGTGTCTATTTAAAGGGTAGCGGTAATGTAATGCTTTATTTGCAAGAAGGTGGTTCAGGTACATCTAGCAGTTCAATTAGCTTAACTGGTAATTGGACTAAATATTCTGTTACCAGAACATATAATTCATTAACAAATGTAGTTTTTCTTGTAATGACTGGCACAACACAGAATATTACTTTTTATGCCGATGGGTTGCAACTCAAAGAAGGTTCTGTTGCAACTGATTGGCAAATGCCGCCGAATCATGGTCAGTTAGGCTCAACTTCAGGGGTAGATACTAATGATCCTACTCCTGTTGGTGCAGGGTTGAGTTTTGGCGGGGACGATTATGTCAATGGGTCAGCAACTACCATATTAAATATATCAAATGCAATAACCCTGGAATGTGTTTATAAATCTAATATTGCAGGAAGTACAATTGAAACACTTATTGTAAAAAAAGAATATTCTTCTGCTGAATATACGAGTTACTGTTGTGCTATCTATTTAGGAAAAGTAAGTTTTCGTCTATCTGATAACGTTACATTGTTCGTGCTAGAAACACCTTCTATAATACAGGCAGGTGTTTGGTATGACATTGTATGTACTTGGGATGGTAGTTATT